GCGCCGCAACAGTTCCTGCACCTGACGCGCCAATAATCCGCAATGCAGATCCCGTTGCCGTCTGCGCCGCAACAGTTCCTGCACCGGTGCCAGTTACAACAACCGCGCCAGATACAACCCCATCATCACCTAACGGAGCGGAGGCGAGAGGGGAAAATCCTAGCATCTATTTACTCCGGTTTAGCAGGCCACTCGACAGCAAACGGAAATCCCGGCTGTGCCGTTACATCACGCAACGCTTGGCGGTAAGCGGTCCAAGCGGGCGACATGGTGTTGTCACTCATGGCCATCCAGTCGGTTTGTGACAGTAGATTGTCACGCTTGTTGCGGATGTTGCGATTGGCGTCTTCCGTGGGACGATTGCTGACTTCCCAGCCTTGGGTCCACGCGCCATTGACATGTGCCAGCGCCGTCTGTGTAAGCGTCTGAGTCATATAGTCAAACGCAGGCTGGTCATCCACCGTGTAGGGATAGACACCCCAGTCCGACAGAAGCGCATCACTTGGCGACTTTGGAAAAGACGTGTTCGGATTGTCACGGCGCAGTTGCCCGATTGAGTAAATCTCGGGCTGGCCGTTTGTGATCTTCAAGTGTGGCATTTAAGCCTCCGTTTTGGGTAACGACATAAATTCAGGCTTGGTGATGCTCTCAACGCCGAACATCCGCTGAGTAACTTCCACGGCGCAGTGCTCGTATTTCTCAGCCATCTGGTCGAGGAAGTCCTCAAGGTCTGCCGCCGTGGGCCGAGCACCGTTGTTGATGCTCTCGTCGGTCGCTGCAATGTATCCGGTGACTTCGCGCAGGGCGATCTGGATATGGACCCCGAACTGCTGCAGGTATTCAATCGACGCCTCCTTGCCCCGACCCAACTCTACCAAGTTGCGATAGAGAAGTTCAAATCCGCGCCGGACGTGAAACTTGTTCTCGTGGCGCTCGAAGTCTTCCTCGGTCCAGTCTTCAATGCCGTGCGTGGCGACAAGGTTGTCGTAGGCAGAGATCAGGACCGCGATGTCTTTGACCGCCCCGGAGATGTGGTTCTCCATCTGCTGCAACTGAAAAGACTTTAGCCGCTGATTGGCTTCGTGAAGCGCCTCGGAACAATCTGGATCAGGCTCTTTATCGACCAACTCGACGTAGCTAACCTGTGCCTCTGCCAGCGCTGCTTGGCGTTTGGCAGTCTCCGCGAGAACCTGACGTACTTGCCGATGTGGCGCTTGACCCGTGAGCATGGTCAGGCTCATAAGGCTGATGGTCGTCTGACTGTTGCTGCGCCCGAAGGATTGCGTTTTGGCAACCATTTCAGGAAGCCGCGCAGATGCAATCTCGACAGCCTTGGCAGGGGCGAGTAATGCGAAGTCGCTCTGTGTAATTGTGATTTCTGTGTCCATGTTATCCACCTGATGTTGCTGCTGGGTATTCTCTAGCTACCGTCAAATCACCAAAATCCGTGGCGTTTCCAGTGGTGGCGATGGTAATGTAGTCGATGGTGTTGCTGCTTGGCTCGGCTCCACCCCCAAAGACGCCTCTTGAGCCATCACTCGTGGCCGCTAGGCCAAATCTAGCCACAGTCAAATCGCCGAAGTCTATGGCGTTTCCAGTGGTGGCGATGGTGATGTAGTCTATGGTACTGCTGCTTGGGTCGGCTCCACCCCCAAAGACGCCTCTTGAGCCATCACTCGTGGCCGCTAGGCCAAATCTAGTCACAGTCAAATCACCGAAGTCTATAGCGTTTCCAGTGGTGGCGATGGTGATGTAGTCTATGGTGTTTACGTTTGCTTGCCCCGGCCCCTGCCCACCACCAAACACACCCCTAGAGCCGTTGCTTGTGGCCGCTAGTCCATACCTAGCCACAGTCAGATCGCCGAAGTATATAGCGTTTCCAGTGGTGGCGATGGTGATGTATTGGATAACATTAGAAGGCCCGTTTCCCCCACCAAACACACCCCTAGAGCCATCGGAGGTGGCCGCTAGGTTAAACCGGGCGGCGAGTAAGTCGCCAAAGTCGATGGCATTGCTCAGCGTCGCAATGGTAATGTAGTCGATGGTGTTAATAAAAAGCCCCCCGCCAAAAACACCCCTTGAACCATTGCTTGTGGCGGCAAGATATACTCTAGCTACCGTCAAATTACCAAAATCCGTGGCGTTGCCGGGAGTGGCGATGGTGATGTAGTCGATGGTACCGCCCCCGCCAAAAACCCCCCTCGGCCCGAACAAGGGCGGCGCACCGCCGACCCCACCAGCACCTATTGCTTTAGACCACAACATCAGGAACCATCCCCCACCAAAGCGCCGTAGAGCGTTGTGGATACCTTCCACAGTGCAATGACCGTTGGGGCGTCAGTGGCCAGCGTAGGTGCATCACCAGCGTTGTTGACCCAAGTTGTTGTAGGCCATGTGATCGTGTATGCCGTACCATCGTCAATCAGCAGCGTGATGGCCTCACCAGCCGCAAAGCTGTCAGTGGGTGTAGATGCACCAGTCAAGGTCCATGTCTGAATAGAGCCGTTGGAGGGATCAAGAGCAGGCGTTGTGCCTGTCAAAGCGAATACGTCCTCAACCACAGTTCCCGTGATGATCGGGTCAACCAGCGTCTTGTTGGTTAGAGTGAATACACCATCGGCTGTGACTTCACCCGGATCGCCTTGTGGCCCTTGTGGGCCTGTCTCGCCTTGGATACCCTGAATACCTTGGATACCCTGTTCACCTTGCGGCCCTGTAGGTCCAGTCTCGCCCTGAATACCTTGGATACCCTGAATACCCTGCGGTCCTTGGATACCACCGTACCCCAAAGACGTCCACGCAGTCGTGCCATCCCCAACCTTAAACTGGTCAGTATCAGTCTCTAGGCCAAACTCGCCAGAGGCAAGAATAGGGTTTGCGCTCGTCCAGTTAGCAGCCGTGTCACGGCGAAGTTGGATTTGGTCAGCCATTATGCTGTTCCCCCGTCAATAGATTGTGCCGCGATGTAGATTGTTGCCGCCGATCCACCGTCAATGTTTGCAGAGAGGTCAGCAGCCGTAGCCGATACATAAACCACAGCACTGCCAGTTAGGTTCAGCAAAGACCCCGTAGAACTTTCACCCAGCACCCGCGTCAAGGTTCCAGCGGAATAGGTGCCTGTGCCGATCTCCCAGTCAGTGCCGTCCTCGATGACGTAGCGAACTACATCAGAGTTTACTACACCCGCATCAGCAAAGGTTTGGTAACCACTCTCGGCAGTGCCAAGGGTAACTGTCCCCGTGCCTGTGGTGGCCGTGGTCATCTTTGCGCGGTTGACGAGCGTTACCATGTTTTTACCTTATGCTGGCTGCGTGTGCGTATAGCTGGAAATTGCAACTGTATCCCCGCTGCCGATTGAAACGCTGGATAATTCAATATCGCCACCGCCACCCGTTGCAGTTACTGAAACGGTGAATTGCGCTGCCGTGGCTGCGTTTTTAAATACCGCCTTAGTAATTGTGCCGCCAGTCGCGGAAGTGTCAGACCCGATTGCATTTGCAGTCGCGGTGCCGACAGATGCCGCGCCAAATGCTGGCGTGCCTAAAGTAAGCGTTGCCACCTCGACGCTTCCAGATGTTTGAAATTCAATCGTTCCACCGTCCAGCAGATCCACAACCGCATCGCAGGCCGCGTTTCGCGCAACCGTTTCGAGAATTACCGCCATTATTTTGCTCCTTTAATTTTTGGCATCATATCATCTTACCCGCCGAAGTAATAGCCCAAGCCCACAACCCACCCGCGCCGTTTGCACATCAATAATGGCCATAATCCCGACATCAGTTAGCGGTGGTAAATAGATTGGCGCATCATATCCTAAATCTTCAAATCCAGTTATGTCAAACAATGACGTTATGACGACCATAGGATCGTATGGCGGTGCGGTTTGCAAAATGCCTTCGCGCTTGAATACGATTGCGTCAACTGTTTTTCCGGCGCTTGCATTAACCCGAACGCCGATCAGAAACGCCTCGTAATCAATTGGAACGGTAAACGCACCAATGCGTGAAATAGCCTCGCCGAAACCGTTAAGTGGAATGGAACCCCACACAGCGCCGCCTGTGCTTTCAATATTGATATCCGCAAAATGTGACGCGGTTGTTTGGTTTGCATAACGCCCGCTTTTTGATACCCGCGCCGACAGCAACCGCATGAATGTGCGCGTGCTTGGCAGGCTTGCGCTTGTACCAGCCGTTACGATTGTATCCGTGATTTCCAAACCGTTTTGGTCAATGCCATACAGCAGCACCTCGCGCGCGCCCAAGCCTGCCGCCGTATCGTTGGCATTGC